CTATTTTATAACTCAATCATTGCCACCATCCCAAATCTAATCTATGACCCACCCGGCATCACTCCTTTTCAATCGTAATTTCAGCATTTCTTAATCTGTTTCCGTCGTTAATAAGTTCTTCTTCTGTCCAAATTTTCATTTCTTTCTCCTTTCAAAACGGGCATAAATTCAAATCAACATCCAGTCCTGGTCTTGCAATCTGCACCAGAACATCATCCCCGGCAACGTCCTGTATCTCCTTCTTCATCACTTCTGGATTTCCCCATCCCTCTGACAGGTGGCATAGTGTTATGGTTCTGAGCGAAGCGGTCTTGTTCACTCGGATAATCTCTTTTACAGTAGATAAGCTGCTGTGCCCCCGGACGGAGTGTTCAAACTTAAACGAATCCTGTTCTGGCGATTCGTCCAGATGATTGCATTCTATAAGGAAGTGATTTATTCTCATGTTCTTGAATGAGAACGGCAAATATGAGAAGTCTGTCGCATATATCAGTCGTCCACATTCTTCGTGAGATATCATGTATGCAAAGTTTGGTGTTTGGTCGTGTGGGACATAGAACGGTGTTACCCGGAATGAACCTATGTCCTTTGGTTTCTTTTCTGGCAATCCGATCATCAGCTCACCAGAGATTGCGTTTACACTCTCAACTGTCTCGTCGTTAGTGTAAATTTGAATGCCTGCGTTCAATATTTCTTTGTACGACTTCTTATGGTCACCTTAATCAACCATGTTCATGACTTATTAAACACCCCGAAACATCCGATATTCTGTAAGAGATTCCTTTTAAAATCTCTGAATACTTGCATCCACAATCCAAAAGTAAGATTTCGCCGGATTCGGATTTAAGTGCGTAGCAGTTTCCAGGCTGACTGCCTGTATTTATCACTCTCATGAACATTTTTCATCACCTCGCTTTCTGTACATTGCATTTATGCTTCTAAGATAGCATCAGCTTCACCTATGGTTTTCTCTAAATCGGAATAGGCATATGGAATGTCTTTTTCTCTATTTAGACTCTCTAATTCCGCATAACTTACTTTGCACATGCTATCTCGCATTAATTTGAGTTGCTTCAACGGAAGCTCAATGGTTATTATCTGTTCCCAGTTCTTCTTGCTGTCTACTCTCTTCATACTTCATCATCCTCCGGGAATCTGAACACGATGTTTGCCGGTTCGAATTTCACATCTGGGCTGTTAACCATTGTTTTGATGATTCCAAAACCTCTTGCAGCCATTTTTATGTATTCTTCGCAATCGTCATCGCTCATTTCAACGTTTTGTGCAAGAAACATTCCTGCATACACTTTGTGCAACGCTTTCATAGCTTTTTGGGCTTTTTCATTTGTCGAATAACGAGCCATAATTGTTCCTTTTTCACCAACTATCGGCACATATACTCTTATGATATTTTCTGTTCTACTTAATGCTGCGATTTCATAAGGAACATCAAATTCTCCATTCTGACTTACTAATCTCATTTCATTCTCCTTTCAATATCCAAATCCATACTATGGCATAGTTTGATGCAATTTCCATGAAGCATATGATTCTTGCATGATTCGTATTTTTCATTGAATTTTTTTATCGGCATCTTCCTGTCGTTCACTGCCTGTACCCATCTTCGAATTTTCCTCTGTGTTTTTCTTTTCCTATCACCACGCAATTTCCTGATATATTTTCCTTCATCAGTCACGTAATGGTGAAAACCCAGATAACACAAGCCCATGCAAAATGGTACAATTTGTGATTTAGGATTTAATTCCAGTCTAAGGCTTTCAATCATCATTCGGATTGCTTCAAAAATTTCTCTGGCATCTTCTTTCGTTTTACAAATCACATAAAAATCATCGTTGTATCGTCCATAATATGGATTTCCAAATTCAATCGTTATCATCTGATCCAGTGAATGTAAAAGCAACAATGCGTACTTCTGATTTACCTGATTTCCTAATGGAAGCCCGGGATTACCTGTACTGTCAATAAACAAATGGTTTAACCAGACTGTAAAATCATCATCAAAGTAATAATCCAAAACATCTTTCATGATTTCATGGTCTATGCAATAAAAGTATTTGTGAATATCACATTTTACAATCCAACTATTCATTCCATTTCTTTTATAGAAATCCAACATTTGATTTCTTAACCCGTCCATTGCCATATGTTGCCCTTTTCCTTGCTGCCCGGCAGTGTTCCATTTAATCAGGATATTTTCAAGTTTCGGTGTCAGAATGTAATCAGAAAAGCATCTCTGCACTACTTTATCCTTAAATGCACATGATTCTATCGTTCGCTCTTTTGGCTCATGAATTTGAAATTTATTATACAGATTTATGGTATACGTTTGACTTTCCAATTGTTCCTTCAAGAGATGAATGCCTTCAAGAGACAAATTAGAAAATCTTGCAGTACCTGAATTAAATTTCTTACCGCTCTTAACCTTTTTGTAAGAACGATATAAATTCTCAAAATTTGCAACAATTTCTTTATCCATTTATTTTGTTCCTTTATGTTTGTCCATTGCGGAAAGGTTATGCATTTGCTTGTATCTTTTCTGATTTCAGCTTTACGCTTACTCTGTCTGCATGTGATCCATGTTGGGCGAACACCATTTTCGTTGTTGTAATTGTTGTTGTTAACATTGCCCGAAGGGGAAACAACGGTATTCGCAGTGCATAACCTGTGAAAATTATCTTTTTCTGTCTTTTGTTCTCCATGAAATAGTCATGTACTTTATATCTTTTACCATTTGCGACCATGCTTCCATTCCACCGGAATTGATAATTCCTAATTCATATGAAAGTTCTATAAAGTACATCAACTCATCACAATGAGTAATGGCTTTTGTTTGAAGTTCTAATCGCTCTCTTTTATAATCTTTCAGATCAGTTCGGTTGGCTTCAAATAGTGACTCATAAATTTCCAATGCTTTATTTTGCATTTTATCTACAAGTGAAAACCTGTATTTTTTCGGGTATCGTCTGGCATTACTCGTAACTATTAATGTATGCTTTGCAAGTTGCTTGGCCTTTATTATTACCTTTAAATCTTCATTCGCCATCAATCATCATTTCCTGATTCAAAGATTGAAGAAGAAAAGATACAAACTGGGCGAACACCACTAACGTTGAAGCAATAGTTGAGGCTAACAAGGCCCGAAGGGGAAACAACGGTATTCGTTACACTGTAACCATTTGCTGGTGTACTCCATGGAGTAAGCAGCCACCACCATTTATCCATATTTGGAAGGAATTTTCTGTATTTTCGGTATTCATCCACCGTCAACATCGAAATCTTATCTTTACAATGTCCGTATTCTGTCTGGCCGTCCAAAGAAAGCAAATCTCGATCAAACTCAATAACTGCATCTTCTCCAAACTCGTCCGTAATTTTTTTAAGAAAACGAGTATTTAACTCATTTCTCAGTTTACTCAAAATCCAGTTATTTGAAGCTGAATCAAATGTTCTTTCTTTTCCATCAAATCCATTCAAAATGGCAAAATATCCTTTTTCTGTCTTATCCAGAATCAGCCATTCCATACCTGCAAGTTCAATAGCTTTTCCGATTTCCGGCTTTCCGATGTGCTTTTTCTTGAATTCCGTGAACTCTTTACTTAATCGGGATAATTCATCCTCAAAATATTTCAGATTTTTCTTCATAATCATTCCTCCGCCTTAGATACAAAGATATTAGATTTTAAGATACAAGCTGGGCGAACACCATTCTCGAAGTCGTAACTGCTGTTGCTAATAATGCCCGAAGGGAAAACAACGGCACAGGCTTTCTCCCATCCACGTTCTTTCGTTGACCATGGCGATAATGTCCAATACCAATCGTTTAAACACGGATTCGGTGTGATATCTGTATATCCGCGCGCTTCATCAAACGTAATCGGTCGAATTTTACAATCAACAGTCCCTAATTTCTGTCCATCCGCAGTGATAATATCTGCTGTGTGTGTTTCGATATTTTCTGCCCCGAATTCTTTTTCGAAGTCTTTCAGAATTTCAGTGTCACACAGTTTCTTTACCTTTGATGTTTTGTAATCTGAGGTATCACCAAACTCTACATTTTCTTTCACCAGATCAAGCGAAATAATTTTCGTTGTATCTTCATACTGTTCCAGAACCATGTATTTACGCTTTCCGGTGGTCTGGAACACATCTCCTCGTTTCAGTGTTGATAGCTCAACCTTTCCAGATTCTTCCTGCTTTTCCAAGAGTTCAACCAGTTCCTTTGCTTTCTGTAAAATTTCTTTATTGTTCATATCACATTTCCTCCTGCTTCATAAAATCCGGAATTTCTGGTTCTTTACCTGCTGCCGGAACTGGTTCTTTCTCGGCAGTCTTTACGACTTCTGCAACTGTTGGCTGCTTCGGCTGTTCTTCAATTGCCGCCGGCTCATCTGGGATAAATTCTTCTGCGTTTGCGTTCTGCTCGATTTCATAAGCAACTTCATGTTCAATAATGTCCTGCTTTGGAATTTCTTCTGTGGCTTCCTCAACTTCCTGAATGAAAACATCACCATGACTATTGATAATCTGCTTTAATGCACGATTGATAACTGTTTTCTTTGCCATCTGGTCAGTAAATTTCTGATGTGTTCCATTTCCGTTTTCCTTGTAACCATAGCCCTGTGACCAAGCCTGTTTGATCTGTTTTATGTTCATTACTTCCAGATGCTTTGTTCATCAGAACTACTGCATACGCCCCAAGAATCTTATCGTTGTCAATGTTCATAAAATCCTGTTCATGAGAATCCAGAACCTTGTTTCCATCTTCGATATGATATTTGAACTTATCACCATCGTAGATGATCTCGGCATGGATATCTTTCATTCCATATCTTCTGGCGATTGTAATGTTTCCGAAGTAAGACCTCTGAAACTGGCACTGATTGCCATAACTAATGAAATAGCCCTGTTTTTTCTGCACCGAAAGTCCGAGTGTTGCCATATTCATAAGACTGTTTGCGATGCTAGTAGATGTGCAAGATTCCAAAACTGGTTTATTGTTTCTATCTTTTGTTTCTTTCAGAGTTAGATATGCCCCCATGAGTGCATTACTGAGGTTGTAGTCTTTTGGGAATGAAAGACCGTATTTGCATTTTTCTTCAAGCTGTTTGGTCAGTCCATCAATGAACGAATTATTGATTACGATTGCCGCCTGCTGTTCTCCTGTTGTTGCTAACTGTGTTTTGTTTGCCATAACAATTCTCCTTTTCTATTAATCGCAATAAGTTCTATTGCAAAATGGACATCCTGTAATTAATTCCTTTGATGCTCTCTCAACAGAAATTCCGTTCCATTCTTTTCCGCTTCTTGTTCGTCCTTTTTCAGAATAGATATTCTGTCCGCAACTGAAACATTTTCCGCTATGTGGTGCAAAGTGCGGATAACCTTTTTCAGCACAATATTTTTCCTGCGCTTTTGTTGCTCTTGAAATGTCATAAGTTTCTGCCATTTTTATTCTCCTTTTCTGATAATTATTAAACTTCCGTTACTGTCATGTCCCCCTCAGCAACTTTCAAGAAAATCAACTGTGCATCTGCCTTAATTCCTGCCAGACTGCTGTTATCCAGTTCTGCTGCGCAGTCTACGAATATCGGATAACTCATGCCGTAAAACTTCTGCAAACCATCCATAATGGCAATTTTCCCTTTCATCATGAGGGCTGTATTGGCATTCCCGATTAGTTTCTTCCAGTTGCTGTCCTTGTCCTGCACGTGCCAGATGCAGGCATCTACGACCTCACCGTTCTTCTGTGTATCGAACAACTTCACCTTAACCCCGTCAAAATACTTATTTACTGCATCTTCAAGGGCTGTATTCTTCGCCATACTCAGGGATTTTAACTCGTCCAGAATCATCTGTGCGTCAGCCTTATTCTGTGCGTACTGTTTCTGACTTTCCTGAAGCTTCTCAATCTGCTCGTCAATTCGGATGTTATTATTTGCTTCTCCGATTTTCTGATTAACTGCTGCCAGCTCCTGCTTCTTGCCGTATAACTGCTCTGAAAGCTGTTTCTTTGCTTCTTCGCCATCGTCCAGAGAATTAAGTTCCTGCTCTTTCTCTTTGATTGATGCAAGAATCTGCTGATATTCGGCGTTCCCTGAGAAGTCTGGTTCTTCTGGTACA